CTCAAATTGACGATTTAGCCGTGGAGTAAACCACGTTAAAACAAACTGGTCCTACCTTAAGGAGCCAGCCGGTTACACTATACCGACGAATTGAGAAGGGATGTCGTAAGGACAGACACCCCCCGCCCGCACCTCTGGTGCGGGCCTAATCTGTTGTCTTGTGGTGGCAGTACGTGCACAAATGTACCACATGCTCAACCTAGTACTGCAGGTGTACCGCTAGCTCCGTCATTGACGGCGTTTCAGCTGCGTATACCCTGGTAAAGTAACTAGTCATAGTGAGCTACGAGACCGTTCGTAGTTCTCCTTCTTCAAGGACACTCAAGTTTATCGCTATATAGGCCGCATTGCTCTGGTGCGCGTACCTTCAGCTGATTCTTAGTGGACTGATTCTTCAGAAAACCGTACATGGTCTCAGCAGCCTGCTGAGTTTTAAAGTGATAGCGACGTGTACACGCCTACCACACACAACGGAACTGGTGTCGAATGGGCTAGATAGCCTGGATCGACACAAAGACCCCACCTGCCGGGCAGGTGAGAGCGCCTACGTTGCCAGTCAGGTTCGCGACGATGGACAAAGTGTCGGAACCTGAGGACTCCATAACCCCGTGAAGATGCACTGGTATGAAGGCATTAGCTGCCCCCAGTGAATTCCGGGTGTCGATGATCAGCGGTGCCTGCTGGTTGCTGATCGCACCACCATTTCTGTACAGCTGCAACTTCACAGTGAACGCCTCATTTGAGGAGTCCTCACCAACGAAATCCACGTGTATCACGTACGTGCCGTAAGGCATCGTCCATACACCTGAGACTTGTGGTCCAATCCCCCATGGATCGTTGGTGAGACCGCAGACGACATTCGTCGAGACGGTTGTTGTGAAGGTCTGAGCTCCCGCGACGGCATTGGTGCCATACGTAAGGAGACGCGACTGCTGCGTCAGAGCAGCGATGTCCTGAGGCTTGAAGAACTCGACATCATACTCAAGCCACACTTTACCGATGGGGTTAGTGTTGGCTTGACCAGAGGAGGCTACGTACAGCTTACCGACGTCAGAAAGACGCAAGTCGCCGGGAATGTTGCCTAGTCGAGTGAACTTCTTGGGCCCTGCAGGATGCATGGCTTGCGGATCCAGCGTGACGCGACACGACTGCCAAGATGGGGCTTCTATAGCACCAGACATCTGAGTCATGTTCGTCTCGGTCGCCGGATCATTGGCGGTCGGGTCATACTCGGGTGCGATGATCACAGCACCCGTAGCAGACGTCGAACTAGTTGACACAAAGAGCAGTGTCAACTTATGGATCGTGTAATGTTCAAACTGGCTGGCAATGGACGACAGCCAGGGAAAACTCGCAGAGAGACCAGGATTCAGCTGAAGAACTAGCTGCTTGGTATACGCGACGGAGCCAGCAATGGCACCCGACACGAGCTCGCGGTGAACAACACGGTGACCAGTACGAGTATTGCGCTGCAGGGCAGTGCTCATCGGAGTGATCGTCCCGTAGGAGGATGCCACGGAGGTTGGCATATTCGGCTGACTAGCACGCATAGCGTCATGGGAACGCTGTCGCGCCGGTTGAGTCGGCCGTTTGGGTCTTTGCGCTTTAGCCTGCACATTCGGCTGTCGCTTGAAGCGACGGTTGGAAGCATTGGAGCTTGCCTTTCCCCTCTGAGTATTCATTGGGTCCCCTCTCAAAAGCGTGGATTGAGAAGCCACGCGGGCGACTATGCCCCACTGTTAAACAAGTAACGAACGCAGTGCCTTTCGACACCACTTCACGACGCTCTGTCGTACACTCGTCTGCGAGAGTTCAAATCTCGCAACTCTTGTTCTGTCCGTTGTAGTCTGTAGACCATCCGTGCGGCAATGAAGCTCGCACTTGGTTCGCTCCTTAACGCGAATTTGGACATCGGTACGGGTGTACCTTCACAGTAGACCAGACCGGCCGGCAGGTGTAAACGCTATTACGCGTGCCTACACCCTCCGGCCGTGGCTGTGTTGCAACTTGTACACAGCAAAACTTCTCCTAATCCAACAATACTCGACTGAGAGACGCGCCGCGTCCCCCTTCATCCCACCGACGTGTTAATAGTCGTGTGGCGAGTTGCTTGCCTTCTTCGGATTGGCTCGACTCCAAGGTGGAACGCTATGCGTCTCCTATCCTGAGCAATAACCAATTGAGATATGAGTTCAGAGTGGGCAGGACGTTACCATGCCTCCTGCAGCTGGGCGTAATACTCATCACTGAGACGCTTACACCACTCGCCGAGTTCTCTCTCTTCCTTCTCTTCTTCTGACTCGACATACTGGAGTCCTCTCCTATCAGCGCGACGGCGATAGAGCACTATAGGTTCATACAAATGGGGATTATCCACACTTAATAGTGGATACTCAACCAGCTCGCCATTGGAACGGCGTTCTATGAATCGGTCGTGCTTCGATCGAGCGGTGCTAGCGGCTTCGGGGCAAGTGCAATCAGCACTCGCTTCACACTTGCCACTACAGACACGGCTGTCGGCTACTACAGGCACACGCTTAGCGAAGCGCTTGTAGCTCAGTCCCTGGAACTGAAATTGGAGGACATCAGCTTCTGTCGAGCTGATCTGTGGTATGTACCAGTTGGCCGGGTGACGCTCTTCCTTGAGCGGCTCCGCGTTAGGCATCATGGGGCAGCTGGCAAGCTGCGCGACTAGAATCTGTCGCTTCCTGATGTCGACGCAAGTGCCGCCTTCTTGAGACGTATCAACCTGCTGACCGATTGGCTTCATTGGTGGTTTCTGCAGATCATCTGCATACCATGCTGTGCGTAGACCGTGGGCGAGAGCAAGTTGTTGCTTCGTCACACCACGTTCCATATCACTAGTGGGTCGAGCTCGTGAAAAGCTGACTCCATCAGGTAACTGCATACCGAGACCACCCATGGTGGCAGGGAAATACCAGTTAAGCACGACACCATCAGGCGTCGTGGAGCACCTCTTGAGTGCTTCCTGATTGTAGTAACGGAACCTAAAGTCCGCACGTACCTTGTTCAGTGCGCCGTGCATGACGCTCTGATGTAGGCAGTGAATTGGCTTATGGCGTCCTTCCGCAGTCTTCGCTACTTTGCTTTGGCCGAGTAGCATACCTGCGTTGAAGAAAGGCACATAATGACACCGATCCTTCTCTTGGTAGAATAAAGCACTGTTAACCGTGCCGTACTTCCAATGAAAGAAGTTCTTACCAGCGCTCGGACTAAGACCGGCTTCATGCAGCGTATCCATCCACAGCTTGTACTGCTGAGGGTAACACTTGAACATGATGTCGTCTCCGTTCACGAGAACGTTCAGATTTCTGTAGTCCGCGATTTGCGGCTCAACACTCAGCCAATAGGTGACCAGGTTGATTATACAGAGGATCGGGAAAGACAGGTTAGAACCCATCAATTGCCCATTCACTTGAAGGACCGGCTCCAAGTTGGCCTCCTCGTTAGGGTACTCAATAATGTGCTCATACAACACACGACGATACGCGGCTACTGTAAGCTCGCGGTCCTCCTTGGTGGAGTGATTAAAAGCTGTCCCTTCAGACAGTATCTTATTAATCATCGCCTCAAGACAGAGCTTGGTTAGCTCGATCTTGATGTTGTCGGTTGCAGCCGCGAAGTCGCCTGAAGCGATCCATTTTCCGCTGGTCTTGCAACGCCCCTCGAACTGCATGAACTCACTGACTATCTTTTCCGTCAGCGGCTCTCCAATGAGTCGAAAAGGTGCACATCGCTTCAGGGAACGATGCATACATTTCTGCATCGCCTTAGCGACTGCGTAGTCCACAGCATTTCCTGCCGTAATATTACGCACTTTGAGCGGTTCACACACTGAGTAAACCTTTGCTGCGCAACGCCCCACGTTAACCGTCATCCTCTCGCCCCTTCCTGCCGCTCTGCATTCAGCAGTAGCAAACGGGTTAGGCGAGCGGAGTAATTCAGAAAAACGATGGGTGGCATAGCCCCTTCGCTCCGTGACACCACGCCACGGACAGAAGTCCATCTTGAGCAACTCGTCGTCACTCTCCCACTCACCACTCACGAGTCCCGGGTGGGACAGCCGCTCGATCAGCAGCTGTCCTTGAGATAACCCAGGATGGCGAAGTAACGCAGTCTTTGCGCCGCCATCTCCTCGACCGAGCTCATAACAAGCATTAGTCGAGTATTCGTGAACAGTGTCAAGGTTCTCAAAGGTCATGTTGTTGACAATTTGCAACATCCTGGGAATGAATTGTTCCAGGAAACCTTGAGAGCATGCCTCGCTACTTTTTGCCATAGCGGCTCGATGCTTCTCGAGCGACGACACAATGAAGTCGTCAGGTACCACCGCCGCACAGCGCTTAGACTGTGCAACAGACCAGAACAGGTGCTGGTTGCGAGGTCGCAAACCAGAAATCAGGCGGTTTTGAAGCCACTTCCTGATACTACCTGTGAAGAGAAGGGGAGTACCACCACACCATGTGGGAGGTGCAGTCGGTAAGACCGACTGCCGGAGACTCCGCGCGTGCATCCACGTCGTCGCATACTTAACGTGATCAATGTACTCCTTGTACGATTGACATGCGATCAACGTGTTAAACACGCTGCAAATGGTTCCTACATCATGATTGTCGAGAAAACTGACATCATGATCGGATAGGATCTCGATCAGACCAATCGAGACTTGCATAGCACTGCAAAACCATTCCTTCACCAGTGACGGGCCGCTCAGAATGAGCACCCCGTCTTTTGCGCGGCAAGATAGTCCGATGCACGAAACCTCATAAATGAATTTGAGATCCCGTGTATCACCTGGAAACGGACAGCGTATGGTAACGCTGTCCGCCACCTGGCGATTCTTGCCGGCCGCAGCAACTTGCTGCGTCCGCGCTTTTGACAACAGATGAAAGGCCCTACACACTTTGTGTGAGGCCTCGGAGGATGGAACTGTTACAGGTTCCCCCTCCTTTTTGTTGATTTTTATCCCGGTGCTCCCCTT